CGGGCATTAAAGAGCAAGATGCGTTAGATGGTTTAGCGGATGAAGCCTTTGACGTGCCTGATTTTAATGCACAATTTGACCCCATCACGAAAAAGGCGGTGGCGGTGGTAATGGCGTGTAGCTCTTATGATGAGGCGGCGGAAAAACTGGCAGAAGCCTATCCTGATTTAGTGAGTGAAGATCATAATCGCTATTTAGCCAATGCCTTATTTTTAGCAGACTTATTAGGGGCTGCGAATGCAGAAAGTTAATTTTGCCATTGGGCTAGAGCCTAAGCAAGCGATTGAGTTTTTACGACAGAAAAAGCTGCTTGCCGGTAAAGTATTTAAGCAAGAGTTGTTTGACTCTGCTCTTGGGCGAGCCACTACTATTAGTAAGATGACAAGCCTTGAGATGACTCGTGATATTTATGAGTCGATGGAAAAAGCACGGCGTGAGGGGAAATCCTTTAATGAGTGGAAGAAAACGCTTACGGCTGAATTTGAGCGAAAAGGCTGGGTGTATGGACACGACAAAGCGATTAGTCGTGGTATTGACGGCAAATTGCTTGCCGACCCGAAAACCGGTGAGCATTTTGGTACGCCTCGCCGCTTGAATACGATTTATCGTACTAATATGCAACAGGCTTATTCTGCGGCTCGTTATCAGCGTTATATGGATAATGTGGATAATCGCCCTTATTGGCAGTATTCGGCAGTGGGCGACCAACGCACTCGCCCTGCTCATCAAGCGTTAAACGGCAAAATTTATCGTTATGACGATCCGTTTTGGGCGACCTTTTACCCACCTAACGGCTTTAATTGCCGTTGCACGGTGATTGCACTGGGTGAGCGTGATTTAAAACGTAAAGGCATTGATGAGGTCGGCAGTAGTGAGCCGTTTTTGGTTAAAGCCAAACGCCCGAAAGATAAGCTGGGTAATCAAGAAGAGACTATCGGCTTTAAATTACCGGACGGCA